AATGTCGTCGTTCAAGAACATAACGTATGGAGCAGATGTCTTACCTAGTGCGTACTCAAGCGCACCTTCCCATCCTAGATTTGACTCTGTATTGAATACGGTTATATCTGGACTATTGATCCAGTCACAACTGTTCTTGTGACCATTGTTTACAACGTAAACGTGAAACAATCCCACAGACGTTTTGTTCCTCAGAATAGACTCAAGACAGGGTCGTAGATATTCGAAGTTGTTGAAGCTGGGTATAATAATATTGAGTGCATGCATTATTGTGTTTCATTTCTAACTAGAGCACCATCGTATACCAAATCTCCTTTTTCTCCATATAAGATTGGTATTCCCCTAAAGATACTCCATGTCTCCTGTGGGTGTTGCCAGGGATTAAATTGTCTTATGCAAGTTAGAGTGTGTCCTTTTGGAATTGCAATAATATCTGGGTTTACTTCCTCAACCCATACTTTCAGATCAGATAGTGTGCATGCTGCTCCAATTGGTGTTGATATTTTCATTTTGTTTCCTGTAAATATTTATGTGGTAACTCTTCCGCTTCGTGCTTATTTTCTTTTATCCATTTTTCGTAATACTCCTCATCAATTATCTTTGGAGCAGACAGATGCCCTAGTTTGATCCTCGTATCCATGAATATCCTTGCGCCAGCATCTTGTTTTGATTTGATACAGAAGTATATATCTTCACCCGATCCAGTTGTTGAGAAGAAATAGGGCGGTTTCATCTTCTTCACTATATCCATTTTTATCATCACAGCACCAAAGCCTACCGCATCGCATTCTATCAGAGTATCTTTAGGGTAGTTTCGTACAAAGTTGTTCACGAAATAAGGTTGGTGCGCTTTCTCGTCATATCCTTCTGTAGTAGTGTAGATCACCGCGTAATGGGGAGGATTTCTCATGTGAGCGAGTGGAGCCAGTACGTCTATCTGTGGATTTGCTTCAATGTCTGCGATCATTCTATCAACCATATCGATTGGAAGTAGCATGTCGTCATCATACATCACGATATAGTCCATACCAGCGTTGAGTGCTTCTTGTACCAATCTCTCTCTAGCCAGAGCAGTAAGTAGTCTACCTGCTGTATACCAGTAAAATTCATACTGAATGGGTCTTTTTTCATGCTTCCAACGCTCCTGTAGGGTTCCCAAGTGGAACGATAGGACTAAGTGATTATCGTATGCCTCCGGTAGGGTATGCCCTTCAGAAGGTATGGACATTGCTACTTTCTTGATTATAGACTTTTTCATATAAAAAACACCCCAGAATCGAGCGAAACTGGGGCGTTGTTTTTATGCTCGATTTTTATCATAGTTATATTATAACTATTACAGTCTCAATAGTCCAGACGCATATCCGGCTGCGGATACTGCAACTGGTACATTTTGAGCCTGAAGCCATTTAAAGCCTGAGTTTGCATAGGTTGGCGCTGCTGAAAAGAATCCAGCTGCACTTGGAACCAATGGGTCACCCGCGTTAATGGTTATAGAACTTCCAACGTTTGAAAGTAAGATCGAAGCCACAAATCCTGAGATTTGAATGCGACCGTACTCATTGTTTGGAATATCCTTAACTGCGATTCCCAAAAAGCCTGGGTAATCCGCCGCTGCATTGGCAATGACTGCTTGAACACCATCATTGGAGGCTGCTCCGAGAGCATATCCGACTGGCAAACCTACAGTCATCGTTGCACCTTCTACGTTTTTTACGGAGATAAAGACTTTTTCTGCCTTGTCTCTGTTTACTGTTCCGACTTGCATATTTTTACTATATTGAATTTTTAATATTAAGCAGTTTTAGCTGTTAATTTACCAAGACTCTTGCGTCGGTTGGTTCCCATGGTCGCACGCACAACGATGTGTTGCACAGTGACATGTTGATCAACTGGGTTGAGTTGTGGACCCTTGTCCATAAATGCGTCTTTGTGGACATAAAGTTTTGCATTCTTTGTGTTGAGTGCAAACATCACGCCTGAAGGACACTTAGGATCGAATACGACAGGAATACCTGCATATTCAAGGCTCGTAAATCCACCATCTGCAATTCTCTTGCTTTCTTTCGATTGGACAAGAGGATTCATTTGGAAGGTTGGAGTGTACAGCGTTTCTAGCTTCTCAAACAGAGTCTGAGTCGTAACAAAGATCGAGACGGGAGATCCACCTGCACCAATGTTCAGGGTATTTCTCATGGTCTTGATTTGAGCTACTGTAAGTGCTCCACCTGTGGATTCTACATACGACTGCCAGTCAGTATAGGTTCCGCCGGCGATTCCGCCATAAGTACCCGTTCCGACTGCTGTTGCAAGTCCTACGAATCGTGGACGAGCTTCTGCGCCTGTTCCGTTGAACATAGCATCGTTCAAGCTGTCAGCGATTGTAAGTTCTGCTTGCTGTACTTTTGCCTCGATAAGATCCACAACTTGTTCTTTACCCATGTTGGAGAGTTCATCATCAAGAGTAAAGACTATTGATGCGTTCAAATTCCTCCATGTGTATTGAGCAGTGTCAAGAGTATCAACTGGTGATACATCGAGAGTGTCAGATCCACCGAACCATTCAGAGACACCAGCGTTTGTCATAAGAGGGACTCTTACTTCATATCCGCCAGACTTCTCTACGACTCCATCATTTTCTTTGAAATGACTCAAGAGCACGTGTTTGTTAAATACTTGATCCTTAAACTCTTTCTCGTAAGAGGGAAGAGTGGACGCGACAATGTCGCCTAAATTCCATGTTGCCATTTTTTATAATTTTGAATTGTTAATCACTCATCTTCGTGCCTATAAGATCACGCAAATTGCGTGCCCCTACAGTTGTTGACTGTGCGTTTCCCCCTTTCGGAGTAGACCGCGCAATCACCGTTGCCTTATTCTGAGCGTTTTGTGTACTTTCTTTAACCTTGCTCGCTACGACAGAATCTATTTGGCTATCAAAGCGTTTTATCGCTTCTTTAGCTATAGTGTCACTGTCAAAACCTATCGATGAACCTGTCTCGTCGATATGCGCTTGCAGAGCGTGTGCAAGTTCACCAGCGACTGACTGGTACAACCAGTGATTAAGCTTGTTGTATTCAGGTGACTCGGGATCCGTGAACTTCCTATCAAACCGTTCATCCAGTGAATTGTATCTCTGGAGCATTTGCTCTTGGTTTGAGGTGTCTTCTCTTTGAGTAGATAAATTTTCAAACTCCTCTCGTGCAATCCTTCTAGCGTCCTCAGACATTAGTTGGCGCATGGTGTTTGTGTACTCCTCAAATGAGAGGTTCCCTAAATCAAACTGACGCTGTACCTCTTTCTGTTCTTGAGTTACTGGTGCTTGTGGAGTGGCTTGCGCCTTCTCTTTATAAGCCTTCAGCTCCTCTTGATACTTTCGGAGTTCCTCTTTCTCCTTCTGCCTCTTTTGTGTATAGGCTTTCTGGTAGTTGGAGTAAATCTCCTCTAGCTTTTCAGGGGTCAGCCCTTTTGTATCCATCTTTTGACTAAAACTCTCTTGAGTGGTCGCTTCTGGTTGTTCCGTTGGTGTTTCCACCTTTGGAGTCTCCACGACTTCAGACTTAGTTTCGTCTGTTTGGTTTGTAACGTGCTCACTATCTACTTGTTCCGAGATAGTGGATCGGAGATCTTTTGAGTCGCTCATAATGAGGTTGCTCATGAACTTATGTAATAGAGGCGTGTGCCATGAACACTCGTTGCTCTAGTATGATTGTAGATACATTCTAGGCATTCTTTACACTTCCATTTTCTATCTTGTGGAAGCCTAATACAAACGGCACTGTAGTTTGGCATTTATTGCAGACTGCCTCACGGAGTGAACCACCAGAAAATACAAAGTGATGCTTTCCCTCTTCGCACCCGACTGAGATTGTCTTTAACTCGTGGGTTTTAAGTGATGAGTTGCCTTGCTCGTCTATCGTTTCATCCCATAGGTGGGACATAAGGATTTTGTTCAATTGGTAGTGCGCCCTCAACTGGTGGTTCTTCTACATTAGCATTTGTTGTGTCTTCAGTTGGTTGTGTGCCTACAGCATTAGGATCTAACATGTATGATTCGGGGTTTTTAACTCCGAAGCCTTCTTTGAGCATCTTGGAGAATACTTTGCGTCTGTCAACTTGTGGATCATCCTTGACCTTATCGTATAGTTCTATTGATCTTGATGCGAGAGTGTCTTTGTTGACCGTAATTGTGTCGAGTTGGATATCAATATCAGTGTCAAAATCAATGCTATCGAGGATTTCTTTATTTATGGTGACTTCTACAACTTCGCCCTCTTCTCCCGCTACCTGTAATACTTTCTCATCATCCCAGTTATCCCTTGCTAGTTGACATATGTTTATCACGCACTGTCTGAAATAGGCTCCGAGTTCAATCCTTATCTTATTGATCCTCTTGTCTTGAGACTGTGAAAATAGTTGCTGACCTGTGGCGGTTTTGACTGTGTTCGATTCCTGTGCGCCTTTTGATAGGTCAAGAGTCCCAGAAATGAACTGAGCATCTGAACGTGCCATGTTGTCCATGTCGGTCAAGGTCTGCGGGGTTGTTGGAGGCACGAGAAACTGTGGTGGCTTATCTGTGTATATGAGTGGTTGACGCTTTGTTATGTCCTGAAGGGCTCTTTGGTCTACCTTGGTCGTTGCGTCAACTGCGAGCCAAGGGAATGCGTACTGATCTGCATACCTGATCTGTTGCTGTCGTCTTAATGACATCTCCTTCTGAGAAGATCGTAGCGTTTTCCCCAGTCCAAATCCGAAGAAGTCAGTAGGAGCTGCGAACCATCTAGATAGCGTTGTTTTCTTATCACTGACTGACACATTCAGGACTCTATTCGATACGAAGGTGATGTAGTACTCAGTATCTGCATCCCAGTCTACTATCTCTTCCGACTCCTTCTCAGGGACTCTGCCACAGTAGTATTTGCAATAGGTTCGCTTTATATCATCGTTCTCTTTTGCTTCTTTGTAGTCATCACCGACCTCTAGTTTCTCAGTAGACTCAATATCGCCCTCTTTTAGCTCGTATTTCTTCTCAAGATCCTTTGACTCCATGAGCTTCTCTCTGACTATATATGGGACGAGTTTTCCGTCGATTGTGTATTCAGAATCTGGAGCAAAGTAGGTTTTCTTCGGATCGTCTACTATAGTCCGAGGATCGTTCCATTCATAGACTGGAGTGGTTACTGGAGCACCCATCTCATCAAGGAGAGGCTGTCCGTCTTGACCCATGACCGGAGACTGACCCTTAATAACTATGTCATAGAATTGATGTGAGCTGACGAATCCAACGAGTAGATACCACCATGCTGAATTCCAATAAAATGAGTCAAGGTCTAGTTTGTCTCTCAAATACTCATAAAGAGCCTTTATCGCAAGTGCTTTGGTTTCATCCTGTGAGCCTTTATCGGATATGACGAGCTCTGCTCCCTTCTCAAATACTGACGAGAGTATGCTTTCATGAGTCGAGTATATGTAGGGGACAGTCAGATCATACCTGCTACTAGCTTTGATGTGCTTGTTATGAACCTTGGTGGATGAATCTTGCTTTTCACATTTATAGTCCTCAACGGACTTTTTCACTTCTTCTCTGAACTTTTTGGTATAGGATTTTGCTACTTTATAGCGTGTATTGAGTAAATCGAGTAGTGCCATATTCTTAGATTATGCGCTATTTTTCGCCATTCTTTACATACTTATCGCCAATATCGTAGCCTTTTGTATATACGACAAGTTTGGCTCGTATTCTCCTGATCTGCCTTGAAATGTTTGTTTCATTCACTCGGAGAATATCTGCTGCTACTTTTTGTGGATGACCGTCAAGGATGCAGAAGGTGAATATGAACTGTTGCCGAGCATCTTTTAGACGTCTCAGCATTCCGGGGACAATAATGCTCATTAGGGCGGGGCTCGCCATTACCTCATCGGGTTCCAACATTTTTTTCTATGGCTGCAACTACTAACTTTTCTTCTGGTGATGTGAATTTCTTAGCTATCGTCTCCATTCTGTGTATCTTGTCTCTCTTTGCTTGGCGTTCGTTCTCTTCCAACTCTTTGTACTTCATTTTGTCCCAGTATATCTTCCCATCGGTTATGAGTCTTTTCAGACCCAGGAGAATGTTGATTCTTACCCTTTGCGGATGTTGAGAGATGCTGAATCCACACACATATTCCCCATCAAAATACACGTCGTACTCATATTGAGATGTTTTGACTTGATCCATAATGCTTTCGTCTTCTTTTATGCGGTACTTATCCACTTCGGGTATTACGATCAGTCTCTCATCTATAGGAAATTGGAAGTCCTTCTGCATGAGCTTTACAACAAGCTTAGCGGGTACAAACGCTTCCATTGGGGCTTTGGATGATGTGATGATCATGAATAGTATGAATCGTCTTCGGGCTTTTCTAATTGATCTAATACGAATTGTCCAGTTGCAAATTTGGGCGATGCAGTGCGCATCCTGTAGTCAGGGTAGATTGAGGTTAGGGCGTATCTGATTGCACTCATAGAGTGATCCATAATGCCAATAGGTTCGTTTATGATTTTACCATTGTTATCCGTCATCCACAAGTAGTTTCGATATTCTTTGATTGTGTTGGTGCTATTTTTAGTCAGTGAGATCTTCTGATCTTGGACAAATTGTATTCCATAAAGAACTGAATCCTTGCCTTTCCGAGCGCCCGTTATCATAATTCCATGAGCCGCAATCTCGGCAATGCTCTTGGGCTCTGCGCTATCCGCCACAACAAGAGCCTTTGGAAGATTGAGAAGATATGAGGCAATCTTAGGATTAGTGAGCTGAGTAGAGTACAAGAGTTCATCTATTATCCAGCCATCATTAAACTTGTAGATTGCAACGAGTGAGGTTTCGTCGTTAGTATATCCGAAGTCTAGTCCATATCTTTCGAGTCGTGCTTCATGAGGAATCTCGTCAATAATAGCCCAATCCTTGTGTATTCGTGACTCTACCTCCCCAAGCTGACCCATACCATATACGAGCCACCAGTTCTTATTATCTTTTCGCCTCTCGATTGACTCTATGATAGACGGTTGCAATCCTTCATTGTCTTTGTAGGTTAGTATTTCAAAGTCCACATCATCACGTTTTAATACATCAGAGTAAAACCAGAACTCATTGGTCGGATTCCAGTCTAACCATATCTCCTGCTCTGTTCTAATCTCAAGCTGATCGAACGTCTCTTGAGGGATATTATTTGCTTCGTTTATAAATAGTCTCTGTCGTCTTGGGCCCCTTACTTTATGGGGCATATCTAGTGAAAAGAACTCTATCTTAGACCCTGTGTCGAATGTGTATGTAAAGTCTGACTTATTCCACTTGCTTGGATTGAAGTATCCATGCTGTTCCATGATTTGCAAAAAGTCTCGCATGGCTCCACGCTTGAGATGTGGCATTGATTCAGAGGTGATTGACGTGAGAGTCGGAACCTTATCACTCTGTGCTTTATCCATTAGTATTTGGATAATAGAGATAGTCTTGCCGGCAGAGGCTCCGCCTGCTATACCCTTAATCCTCTTTCGGAGCTTCATCAGGCGTTTCGTTGCTGTTGTT